CAAGGCCGCCGCCGCGGCGCTGGCACAGGCCAACCGCGACATGAAGGCCCAGCTGATGCAGCGCATGGCGCTGCTGCAAACCGCCCGCGAGGCCGAGGCGATGTTCAAGCCCACGCCCGCCGCGCCCGACCCTGTGCCGGCACAGGCACAGCCGGAACCTGAAACGCCGCCCGCGCCGCAGCAGCAAAACGATACCGCGACGCTCAAAGCCCTGTTTGCCCACTTCGGCAGGTACGGCCAACCGACTGCCCACAACCCCTGAGCGGCGGCGCACAAGCGCAGCCGCTTTTTACAACCCCCAACATGAAAGGAGAACCGACCATGAAAAACCTCGACCTGATCAAGCAGCAGCGCGACGATTTCAAGGACAGGCTGGGCGCGGCCATTGCGCAGAACGACCCTGAGCAGATGGCGCAGGCGTTTGACGGCTTCGCCGCCGCGATGCAGGAGCTGGTGGTCAAGGAAGCGCAGGGCCTCGCGCAGGCGGCGGATGTGACCATCCTTGCCCAGCGCGGCGTGCGTCAGCTGACCACGGCGGAGCAGGACTACTACACGCAGGTGCTGGCCGCCATGCGCACCAGCAACCCCAAGCAAGCGCTCAGCTCCATGGATGTGGCCTTCCCGAAAACGACCATCGACGCGATCTTTACCGACCTGACCACCAACCACCCGCTGCTGGACGCGATCACCTTTGAGAACACCACGCTGGTGAGCGAATGGCTGATCAACGAGCACGAGGCGCAGCTGGCCCAGTGGGGCAAGCTGGATGATGCGATCACCAAGGAGATCGGCTCCAGCTTTACCAAGCTGGCGATGAATCTGGTGAAGCTGACGGCCTTCCTGCCCGTGGGCAAGGCGATGCTGGACCTTGGCCCCGCGTGGCTGGACCGCTATGTGCGCGCGGTGCTGGGCGAAGCGCTGGCCGTGGGGCTGGAGGAGGGCGTGATCAACGGCACCGGCAAGGATATGCCCATCGGCATGACGCGGCAGGTGGGCGCGGGCGTGACCGTGACGGACGGCGTGTACCCCGTGAAGCCGCTGGTGGTGCTGCAAAACTTCCAGCCGGACACCTACGGCGCGTTTATCGCCCAGCACTTGGCGAAAACGGCCAACGGCAACCCCCGCGTGGTGAGCGAGGTGCTGCTGGTGGTGAACCCCGCGGACTACCTGCGCCGCGTCATGCCCGCCAGCACCATGCTGACCCCCAGCGGCCAGTTTGTGCGCGACGTGTTCCCCTTCCCCACCCGCGTGGTGCAGAGCGTGCGCATTGCGGAGGGCGAGGCCGTGATGGGTATCGCCAGCCGCTACTTCGCGGGCGCGGGCATGAGCCGCGACGGCAAGATCGAGTACAGCGACGAATACCGCTTCCTCGAGGATGAGCGCGTGTACCTGATCAAGCTGTATGCCAATGGCCGCCCGATGGACAACGTGAGCTTCGTGCGCGTAAACATCAGCGGGCTGAAGCCTTTGGCCTACCGCGTGCTGACCGAGGAAGCCACCGCCGCGCTGAGCGCGCCGGACACGGCGCTTTCCGCGCTGACCATCGGCAGCCTGACGCTGAGCCCCGCGTTTAACGCGGACAAGGTGTACTACACCGCCAGCACCACCAACAACACCAACGTGGTGACCGCGACCGAGCGCGACAGCGCCGCCGCTGTGACCGTGAAGGTGAACGGCACCGAGATCGCCAACGGCAGCGCTGCCACGTGGAACGTGGGCGAAAACGTGGTGGAGATCAAGGTGACGAACGACAACGCCAGCCGCAACACCATTGTGGTGGTCACCAAGGCGTAAGCCAGCCAAAATGAAACGAAAGGGCGTTGCGTATGACAGACAATGGACAGGCAGGGGCGCTGCTGGAAGGGATACGCAGCGCCCTTTCCATTACGTGGATTGATCCGGTAACGGATAACCAGCTGATGGGCATCACCGCGCGCGGCATCAGCTATCTGGACGGCATCGCGGGCGCGCCGCAGGATTACGCGCTGGAAGGCAAAGCGCGCGAGCTGCTGATCAACTACTGCCTGTATGCCCGCAGCGGCGCGCTGGATCAGTTCACGGCCAGCTACCTTGCCGACCTGACCTACTTTCAGCTGAGCGAGGAGGTGAGCCGCTACCTTGCAAGGCAAGAAAGCGATACAAGCCTACCCTGACGGCGTGGTGCGGATATACGCCGTGGGCAACGTGGCCCAGCCTGGCAAAATGCCCGTGGAAGGGCTGACGCTGACCGAAACCCTGCCCTTTGCGCAGAAGACCGTAGGCGCGATGCGCTTTGCGCAGGGGGTGCTGGTGGGCTACCGGATCGACAACCGCCTGCGCACCCCGCGGCGGGACAGCGTGACCACGATGCATGTGGCAAGGACGCATGACGGCACCCGCTACCACATCCGGCAGGTGCAGTACCCCGAGGATGTGACGCCGCCCAGCATGGACTTGGCGCTGGAAAGGATGGCCGCAGATGACGCTTGAGGCATTCGGGACATGGCTTGCGGCCATCGACCCCAAGGCGACCCATTACGTGGCCGCCAGCAGCGGCCCCTGCACTGTGTGGCGGGAGTACCAGCGCGTAGGCCACCATGCGGACGGGCAGCATCAGGGCGGCTGGAAGGTGCAGATTGACCGCTATACCAAGGACGAGGCGGACGCCATCGCCGCCGCCATTGAAGTGGCCATTGAGGTCAGCGTGGACATTGCGGCGGAACATCTGGTGGACTATGACACGGACACCGGCATGATCCGCCACATCTTCGACTGCGAGGTGGCCTAGGTGGCGCGGTTTCAATCGGTGAACGTGGACGAGATGGCCCGCGAGCTGAGCCGCCTCGGGCAGGTAACCGCGCCTATGGCGCGCGAGATGGTAGCCGAGGGTGCAAAGGTGCTTGTGGGTACGTGGAAGAGCGTGATCCGCGAGCTGAAGCACGTGGACACCGGCGACATGGCGGACAGCGTGCAAGCGGACGAACCCGCCCAGCAGGGCGGGGCCACCGTGGCGGAAATCTACCCCCGCGGGGTGGACCGCAAGGGCGTGCGCAACGCGGAGAAGGCCTTTCTGCTGCATTACGGCTGGCAGGCGGGCAAGGCGGCGCGCGGCAAAAAGAAATCCAAGGGCCGCAAGGATACCCACACGGGCAATCACTTTGTGGATACGGTTGAACAAGAATGCGCGGACGCGGTGGATTACGCCATGGAAAGCGTGATGAACCGCTACATGAAAGGAGACTGACCATGGCAAATATCGGAGTTTTACGGCCTGTGTTCGCCAAAGTCGCTACGGAGCCGGAAAACGCGGCCATTACCTATGCCGCGGGCAAGGCGCTGGGGTACGCCATGAACATCGGCGTGACCTATGAAACGAACGACGCCAAGCTGCACGCTGAGGGCACCGTGGTGGAAAGCGACAACAGCGTGACCGGCGCGGAGCTGACCGTGGGCGTGGACGACATCGCCGACGAAAATCAGGTGGACCTGCTGGGCACCGAAAAGAGCGGCGAGACCGGCAGCGAGGAATACGAGATCACCGACGCGAGCGCGCCGTATGTGGGCGTGGGCTATGTGGAGGTGCGCAAAAAGGGCGGCGTGATCAGCTACCGCGCCCGCTGGTTCCACAAGGTGCAATTCAAGCAGCCGGACGAAAGCCTGACCACCAAGGGGGACAAGCTGGAGTTCCAGACCCCCACGATCAAGGGCAAGGTGCTGGGCGTGTACCTGGACACGACGGGCAAGCTGCGCTTCCGCAAGAGCCACACCTTTACCACGCTGGCCGCAGCCAACGCGTGGCTGGATACCAAGGCCGGTATCAGCAGCGGCACCTGACGGAGGGCATGATGCAAAAGATAACGTACTGCGTGATCGATGACACACCCCTGCCCCTGCTGTTCTCGCTGGGCGCGGAAATGCAGATCGCGCAGCGGCTGGGCAGCGTGGACAGGCTGTTTGACGTGTTTTCCGGTGGCGAGACCGACGCGGAGCGGGAAATCCGGCTGGAGATCGAAAAGGGCATGACCCCCGAGCAGATCGCCGCGCGCGACGCGGAGGCGTGCGAGCCCCTCGACCTGCTTTCCGTGCTGCCCTTCACCATCGCCACGCTGGCGCGGCAGGGGCAGCTGTATCAGGGCGAACAGGCGAGCATCACCGAAGATTGGGTAGCGTTGCACGCGCGCCCCGCGGACATCGAGCCCATGACCCTTGCGCTGCTCAAGGCCATCGAGGCAGGGCTTGCCATGCAGCACCATACCCAAGCGGACGGCGAGGAAGACATGGTGAAGGCGGCGCTTGAAAAAAACTGATGCGGCGCAGCGGGCACGACCCACTGCGCCACCTTTCGTATGCATTGCAGGCAGGCGTACCGCCACAGGACGCCCGCCTGCTGTGCGTAGGGGAAATCTTTGACCTGCATTTGTGGCAACTGGAAACGGATACACGAAACCAACAAGCGATGCTGGAGGTGATGGCGGCGTGCCTACGCGCGAGATAATGACCAAGCTGGTGCTGGACGGCGAGCGGGACTACGCTGCGGGGCTGGAAAAGAGCTACAAGACCGTAAGCCAGTTGGGGCGCGAGCTCAAGCTGACCGCCGCCCGCTTCCTTGATAACGCAAACAGTATGGAGGCCCACAAGGCCAAGGCGGAGGTGCTTCGCCGCGAGATTGCCGCGCAGGAGGACGTGATCCGCTCGCTGAGCGACCGGATCAAGTACGCGGATCAGGCGTATGGGGGCAACACCGAGGCGCAGGAGCGCTATGCCCAGAAGATCGACAAGGCGATGCGCGCCCTTGCCAGCATGAAAAGCGAGCTGTCCAACAGCGAAAGCGCCATGGCCGGAATGGGCAACGCCAGCGAAAAGGCGGCGGCGGACCTTAGTAAAACGGAAGCCGCCACGCGCGACGTGGGGGCCGCTGCCGCCGCTGCCAAGCAGACGGTGGAAAAGCTCTCGGGCGGGTTTACGGTGTTCAAGGGGGTGCTGAGCAACCTGACCACCGACGCGCTGCGCAAGGGCAGCCAGATGCTCAGGGAATTTGTGGGCGACGGCGTGACGCTGGCCAGCAACCTTGCGGAAGTGGACAACGTGGTATCCACCGCGTTTGGAAGCGCGCAGGCGGATATCAAGGCGTTTGCCGACAGCGCGGCGGAGAATTTCGGCCTATCCTCACTGGCGGCGCAGCGCTATGCGGGCAAGACGGGCGCGGCGCTGAACGCCATGGGGCTGGAAAGCAAAGCGGCGGTGATGAGCAAAACGCTCACCGGCCTCAGCGGCGACCTTGCGAGCTTTTGGAACATCACGGCGGACGAGGCGAACCAGAAGCTGTTTTCGGGCGTGATATCCGGCGAAACCGAGGGCCTGAAAGCGCTGGGCATCGTGATGACCGATACCAACCTGCGCGCCTTCGCGCTGACGCAGGGCATCACCAAAAAGACCAGCGCCATGACCATTGACGAAAAGGCCGAACTGCGCTACCAGTATGTGCTGAACGCCACCAAACAGGCGCAGGGCGACTTTGCCAAGACCAGCGGCAGCCTTGCCAATCAGATGCGCATTGCGACCCTGCAAACAGAGAACGCGCAGGCGGCCATCGGCGGCAAACTGGCACCATCGGTAAACAGGGTGATCGGGCGCTTCAACGCGTGGATGCAGGGCGATTACGGCAAACAGGTGATCGCCAGCACCGCCGAGGCGGCGGGGCAGCTGGCCGAGGGCGCGCTGACCGCGCTGGGAACGGCGCTGGGCTGGGTGGTGGAGCACATGGAAGCCATCAAGGCGGGCGCGGCGGCCATCGGCATCGGCTTTCTGGCCGCGAAGGTGACCGGCTTTGTGATGACCATGAGCAACCTTGTGCGCACGCTGCTGGCCGCCAGCAAGGCCGCAGGCGCGCTGAACGCCGTGATGGCGATGAACCCCGCCGTGCTGGTGGGACTGAGCGTGGCGGCGCTGACGGCGGGCGTGATCGCGCTGGCCGCCAGCTATAAAACGCTGGACGACAAGCTGGCCGATTTGAAGCTGAGCGTGCCGCAGGGCAGCGTGGACGCAGTGACGGACGGCATCAACGCCGGTATTGCCGCCGCGGATAAGACCCATGAAGTGACCGTGACGATCAACGCCGATACTCAAAGCCTCAAAGATCAGCTGGACGGCTTTTTGAGCGAGGGCAGCGGCGGCGGGCAGGAGCTGACCAAAAAAGAGTATACGGCCATCTCCAAGTATGTGAAGGACATCGTGGGGCCGGATATCGAACGCGCGAAAACGCAGTTGGCGGCGCAAAAAGAGGATTTCAAGGCCAGCCTGCTGGCGGTGGTGGACGACAGCGGCCAGAGCCCCTTCAGCGAGGCCCGCGCGGAAGAGCTTGCCACGGGTCTGGGCGAGAAGACGCAGGCGCTGATCAGCGAGCTGGAGCAGTACAAAACCGATTACCTTGCGTTGGCCAAGCAGATTTACAAGGATGGCCGCACGCCCACCGAAGAGGAGATCGCCAACCTGCAAACGCTGCTGGATAAGATCGGCACGGTGCGTATTGCGCTTTCCGCCGCGCAGGACAGCGCCACGCAGGTGCTCAAGGCCCGCACCGACCGCGTGAAGGGCGGCACGGGAACGGAGCGCGACTTTGGCGAGGCGCTGGGGTATGCGCAGCAGCTGTTTGCCAACGAGGCCGCCGACCGCCACGCGGCCAACGAGGCCGCCATCGCGCAGCTGCAAACGGACATCGACACCTGGGACGCAGCGCTTGCAAAGGGCGGCATGACCGCGGCGGAAACCGAGGTGACCGCCCAGAACCTTGCCAAAGCCAAGGCCGACATGGCCGCCGTGTTTGCGGCGGACGAGCAGGTGGATACGACCGTGTTTGCCCAGCAGCAGGCGGAAATCCAGAAGCTGTTTGACGGCATGGCGAAAACGAACCCCGACGCTGCCGGTGCGCTGGCGGATTATGCGCGGCTGTACGACCAATACCGGCTGTTTCTTACGAGCCTGTCCAGCGGCGAGGGGTTTGAGCCGGACGAGAAACAGGCGCTGCTGACGCCGGAAAACCTGAAGGAATACCTGGGCCTTTCCATGTCGCAGGCGGATATTGACGCGATGTTTGCCGACCCCATGAATTTCGACGTGCAGATTGACGGCTACCTGATGCAGATGCAGGCGGCCATGGAGAAGAAGATCGGCGAGGCGGACGGCCTGACCGGCAACCCCATGATGGCCTACCTGCAAACGATGCTCAACAGCGGCACGCTTGCAAACCTCGACATGACCACGCTCAGCGGCAGTCTGGAAACCGCACTGAAAGCCGTGGACATGATCGGGCGCGGCACGGCGGTGGGTGGCGATCTGGTAAGCGGCATCAAGGGCGGCATCGGCGACGCGGCGGGCAAGCTGACGGCGGAAGACCTGACCACCCTTCGCGACAAGGTGATTGAGCAGACGCGCGCGGTGTTTGACAGCCACAGCCCCGCCCGCACCATGTACCCTGTGGGGGAGGACGTGACCGCGGGCATCACCACCGGCATGACGGACGAAACCGCGCTGACCAGTGTCACGACGGCGGCGGGCATTTTGCAGGGGGCCATCGCGGGGGCGCTGGATCTGACCGATGCGGGCGAGAGCGCCGCGGGCAGCTTTGCAAGCGGGCTTGTGAACAAGCGCGCCACGGTGACGAGCAAGGCCAAGACCATCGCCCTTGCCGCCAAGCTGGGGGTGTAACAGTACAGCAGCTTTTACAGTGTGGGGCAAAGCAACATCAACGGCTTCATCGCCGGTATGGAAAGCAGGCTGGACGCGGCGAAGCTATCCATCGCCACGATCATGAAAGCCGTGATTCAGGCGGCCAAAGATGCGCTGGGTCAGAAAAGCCCGAGCAGGGTGTTTCAGGGCATCGGCATCAACAGCGCAGCCGGATATGAGATTGGGTTTACGCAGCGGATGGATCAGGCGGAGCGGCTGGTGGCCGAACGCCTGCAACGCACAGCTACCGTGCCGGAATGGGCGTTTCCGGCAGGGGCGCGCAGCGCGGGAGCCTTGGGCGGCGGGACAGGGGGCAAACTGTACCTGACGCAGCACGTGTATGCCAACGAAACCAGCTACGCCGCCCAGCAGCGGGAGGCGGCGCGGCAATTTACGGTGATTGCGCGCAAGATGAGGGGGTGACGGGATGGTCGAGCGGCTGTACTTCCGAAACGGCAACGGCTGGGTCACCGAGTTTTCGGTGTTCTCCGACTTCCACGTGAACGTTTCGCGCGACGTGGACGGGCTGAACGACGTATCCAGCAAGATTAACACTTCCACGACCATCGGGCAGGACGGCGAAACCTTTGTGTCCAGCGCCATCGAACCGCGTGACATCACCATTACCGGCCACCTGCGCGCCACGGGGCTGGCGCGGCAGGTGGAACTGCGCCAGCGGCTCAACCACGTGCTCAGCCCCAAGCGGCAGGCGGAGCTTGTGTATGTGTGCGGCGAACTGCGCAGGCGAATCGCCTGTTACGCGGAAACCGCGCCCAACTACACGCCTGGGGTTATGCCGCAGTTTGTGATCCAGCTGCGCTGCCCCAACCCCTACTGGCAGGATGAGACGCAGGCCGAGGCGCAGGTGGCCGAATGGGAAGGCGGCATGATCTTTGACGAAACGGATGGATTGCAGCTGACCGACGAGTGGGAAGTGGGCCGCCGCACCGGCGACCTGATTGTGACGGTGGAAAACGGCGGCGACGTGGACTGCGGCCTGACCATCGTGTTTGAAGCCGAGGGCACGGTGGTGAACCCGCAGCTGATGAACGCGGGCACGCTGGAGTTTGTGAAGCTGAACACCACGATGGTCAGCGGTGACCGGATCGAGGTGACCACGGCCTACGGGCAGAAGAACGCGGTGCTGATCCGCTCCGGCGTGCGGACGGGCATCTTCCGCCTGCTGGACCCGAACACCACGTTCTTGCAGCTGCGGGTGGGCGAAAACCTGTTTACCTGCGACGCGGATGAAAACGCAGCCAACCTGACCGCGAAAATCCAGTACAGCAACCAATACCTGGGGGTGTAGCCGTGGAGATGGTGGTGTACGACACGGACATGAACGCGCTGGGTGAGATCGAGGCCATTACCTCGCTGGTGTGGACAAGGCGGTACCAGACGGCGGGCGAAATGAACCTGCTGGTGCCCTACCGCGACGATTACGCGGCGCTGCTGCTGGACGGCAACCTGCTGATGAAGCGCGGTGGCGACGAGGCCATGCAGATCTGTTTTTGCCACATATCGCAGAACACGCAGGGCGCGCAGCAGCTGGAGGTGCGGGCCAGAACGCTGATGAGCTGGCTTGACAGGCGCATACTGCTCAAGCAGATCGCCTCCAGCGGGCTGACGGGGCAGCAGATCATCCGGCAGATGGTCACCCAGAACGTGACCGCGCCTGCCGACCCCGCGCGGTGCATACCGCACACCGCGCTGTATTCGCGCGCGGACTATGTGGACGCGCCCATTGCCGACTATGCCAGCGAGGAGCACGCGGCGCTGCTGGACAGCGTGGAGGGGCTTTTGAACACCGCCGCGCTGGGC